CGATGTCGTAGAAGGACTGCTCTGCCTTCTTCGCGCTCTGCTCCATCGACTGGTCGAAGGAGGTCATGTCCGCGCCGACTCTGATATTCTCGTTTGCCATGTCGTCACCTTGTTACTTTGTTACCCTTGTTACTTTGAAAATTCGCCTCCTCACGGGCCATCATCGCCTCGAGGGCATCCTTCTGTGCGCGCGTCACCTTCTGCTCGCTCACCTGCTCGTCCCAGGGGAACTGCATCTTCGGCTCACCCTTGAACCAGGCTCTGTGCAGGTAGCCGCAGATGAGTCTTGTCTGCTCCCAGCTCTCGCGCGACTTCAGGTAGGCCTTGTTGATGAGGGGCTGCATCTCGTAGATCTGCATCTCGTCGAGCACGTATTGTGGACTGAGGCCGAGCTCGACTACCATGATTTGGTACACCTCAGTCCAACTCAGTTTTTTCCACTCCCGTCGCCCTCCTTGGGCTTCAGGAAGGCGGTCTCGGCCTTCAGGGCGTCGGCGGCGAACTCCTGGAACTCCTTCAGCAGGGCGGGGTTCTCGTCCATGATGTCCAGGAACTCGTCAAACTCCAGCTTCGCGCCCTTCGTTCCGGCGAGTATGCAGCTGTAGAAGTAGATGTACTGGTCGCTCATCGTGTCCAGCGACCACATCTTGTTGCTGATCGACTCGTGCATCATTCTGGCGCGCACACAGTGCTTCATCGTATAGCGCACGCCCTTGATTGTGATTTCTCTTTCCATTTTGTTGTCTTGTTACTTTGTCACTTTGTTACTTTGTTACTTTGTTACCTTGTTACTCTGTCACTCTGCTGAAAAAGCCCCACCCCATGACAGGGCGGGGCCTCCAGCAAAATGAAAAAGGGAATGTAGCCTCACACTCAGGATGCTGCATCGTGGGTGATGTCGCCGGTCACGGTGAGGTCACACGTGAAGGTGGCAATCTCGCCGTTCGGGGCGTTGCTCTCCAGACTCGTGATGTAGGCATCGCCGCTGAGTCCCTCGGCGTTGGTCAAGGGCACGAAGCCGCCGGTGGGCACAATGGCGTCGCCGTCGGTCGCAGGGGTCATCTTCCACTGCACCTTTGTCTTCGACTTCATCAGGTCGAACAGGTCGTAGTAGCTCTTGCCCTCGGCAGTCGAGCAGAACATGTTCTCCGTGTGGAGCGTTCCGTTCATCGTCGTGGGCTCGATGTCCGTCATGGCAGCGGGAGTGTCCTTGTTGGTGATCTCGCTGGTGTTCATCGACAGACTGAGGGAGCAAGTGGTTGCTCCGGCAATGCTCTTGCCACCGACAAAGAGCATCAGGTTCTTGCCTTTCTGATATACGTTTGCCATATCTTTTTACCTAATTTTAAGTTCAAATGTCAATCCTTGCACAAAAGTATTGCTCACGTAGTCTTCAGTCCTTCCGGCGAAGGAAGACTCCATGATCTCGATGTTGCCGCTGTCCAGCTCCACGGTGCACTCGCCCAGCTGCAGCGCCTTCGTCACGGCCATCGCAATCTCCACGCCGTCGGTGTACTTGTCGGTGCAGATCACCACGCCTTCCGCGACTTGTTGCTCGTAGAAGTAAGCGTCCTTGTCTCTGGCTGTGGTCATGCTCAGGCAGTTGTACACCGCGTAGGGGTACTGCGTCCCCTCCGGGGCAACCAGCGGATAGATGCGCGTGCCCAGCAGGGCAGCGACGTCTGCGTCGTTGGTCAGAAGCTGGTAGACAGCCTCACCGATGTTCAGGCATTGCACTCGTCTCATAATGCACTTTGCAGTCTTTGGTTAACGGCGCGCTCAATGTCGTGGCGCAGCATGCTGAAGATGCCGCTCCCCACAGCAGCGCGAGTGGCGTCCATGTACTTCAGGGCGGGAATCCGACCCCTGCTCACCCCGGCCTTGTAGCGACGCGCTGGGACGTGTCGGCCCAGACGGTCGGTGTAGGCACCGGTCTTGTAGGCCTTCTTCGTCTTGCGCTCACCGGTGAGGTAAGTGCCCTCGTTGAAGATGTACAGCCACTCTCGGGCCACGAGGAAGGTCGTGAAGCCGAAGGTCTTTGAGTTCGAGCTCACCGTCCAGGGCTTCGACTTCACGCCTCTCTGGGCGTGGCGGTCCAGGTTGTAGCCCTTCGAGTTCTCAGAGATGCGGTCCTTCAGGCTCCGCTCCACGAGGTCCATCGCGCGCCGCATCGCAGGACGGATGTCACGCTCCATCGAGATCTGACCAATCTCCCGCAGGACGGTAGATATGTTGTCGTTGGCCTTGGCGGTGAACACTTCACTCATTGACTTGTTCTGTTGCTATTTGCAATTCGTTTCTTCTCACATTTCCCGCGATCGACGTGATGCGGTACAGGCGGCCATCCCAGCGAAGCAGGTGGCGCTCAGTCAGGCGGCTGCGCATCCAGTAGTAGCAGAAGAACAGCACGGCGTAGCTCTGAACGACCTCATGCTGCTCGTCAGCCTTCACGCCGCTCTGCGACACCACCTTCATGCGGAGCGTCTGCTGCTCCTCGTAGGTGGTCGTCACGGCGCCGAAGCTGTCACGCCCGTCAACGGGGCGCAGCACGGTCACTTCTTCTCTGAGCTCGCCACTGTTCATATACTCCACCGTTTATACTGGTACAACAACCGGTCGAAAGCCTTCGTCTCCTGCGTGCCGGAGTACACCTCCGACTCCCGCGAATTGTAGAGCGTAGCAATCAGCATCAGCATGGCCTGCTGCACCTGGGGCTTCGTGAGCATTTCGCCCGCGGCCTCCTCATCATCCTCGAGGTCGAGGAAGGCAACGGCGTAGGCTTCTGCCGAGTCGCGTTCCTGCTCGAGCAGCCCGTCATCCCCAGTGTAGTCGCTGGGGATGTTCAGGTGCTGCTTGATGAGTTCCAGACTTAATACGCTCATACATCGTCACGTTTAAGCGGTGGGAGCCTTCAGGATGATCTTCGACATAGGAACGATGTCGGCACCGGCTTTGGTGTAGCCGCGGCGCACGAAGTAGTCCCAGTACGAGTTCACGACCAGACGGACAGTGCCGTTCACGGCCTGGGTGTACGGGTCAACGAGGACCTCGATGCCACCCCACTGACCGATGGTCAGCTCGCTGAAGTCGCCGAGGATGAGGCCGCGCTCTGCCACGTTGTTCGAGAAGAAGCACTGGCGACCGTCGATCATGCCATCCTCCAGCAGGTAGATGGGCTGACCGGCAATCTTCGGAGTCTGCTTCAGCGTGCCGTGGGCGTCGTAGGAAGCAACCCAAGAGAGGTTCTTGAAGTTGTTCTTCAGGAGGGCAGTCTCGGCATCGACGAGGGCACCGTAGGTGATGTCGGCGGTGCGGGCGGTCACGCCGTTCAGAAGACCGGCGGGCTTGGTAGCTGTGCCTGCAGCGCTGCCGAACATGGTGCTCTCGAGGCACTCGCGGACAGCGGTCACGAGGCTCTGCTGCAGGTAGGCCTCGATGCTGTCGTTGGCCTGGATGAGCAGCTGCTTCGATACGTCGATGTAGGCGGTGATGCGCTTCGGAGCGAGGGTCTTCTGCTTGAAGGCGCCTTCGCCGTTGGGGGCAGCACCAACCTCACCGGCCCAGCCAGCGGTCGAGCCCGTGTAGAAGGGAACGGCGATGTCACCCTTCAGACCAGTCAGGAAGGTGGCACCTGCCTGAGCGGCCACGAGCTCGTTCTCCAGAGGAGTAACAAGGTCGAGGAAGTCAGTGGCCACGTCTTCCTTGCCGAGGTTGGCAGCACCGGCCTGCAGGACGGCGCGCTTCTCCATCGGGATGAAGAACGAGTTGGTGTTGGTGGGCTCCATGCCCTGACGGCCACGGCGGTCGGCCTCGGCCTCAACGCCTTCCAGCTCCTTGCCGGACATCTTGGCACGGATGGCGGCGGCAAGACTGTACTTGCGGCCTTCCTTCTTCGGGGCCTTCTGCTCGGCCAGCCAGTTCTCGAGAGCCTCGATCTTGTCAGTCCAGGAACGTACCTCGGCCTTCAGGGCGTCGTACTCCTTGCTCTCTTCGTCGGTGAGGCTGCGCTGCTCCTTCTGTGACTTGTTAAGCAGAGCCTCCATCTTGCGCTGCGCTTGGCTGCGCTTTTCTTTCATCTCAAGTGTAGTCATCTTTTCTTGAAATTTTGAGGGTTAATAAATATCGTTGCGTAACTTATCGTAGTACCAGTTGCCAGGAGCAGCCTCCTTATGCTGGTCGAGAAGTTCTTTGGCCTTCAGCTCGTCAAGACCCTTGGTCTCAACGCTGGTGGCGCTGTAGGCAGGTGTCACGACAAGGCTCACGTCGAACAGGCGGCTCACCTTCACGATTGTGCGGCGGTAGTTGTCCTTGTCATCATGCTCCCAGTGGTCTTTCTCCGTGGCGAAGGCGAAGCTCATGCCGCGGATGTCGCCACGCTTAACGCTCTCGAGCATGTCATTGCCCAGCTGGGTGTTCGGGGCCTCGAACTCGACGCGCAGACCACGCTCATCCACTTCGAGCTTCAGCGTGCCCTTGCCATTCACGCTCCTGGCAAGAACGCCCGGGTCCTCTGAGTGGTTATACAGGGCTACGACGTCGCTCTTCTCAATCACACCATCGAGACAGTGCTTGTCCAGGCGCTCAACGAAGCCCATGTTCTCAGAGTCAGAGTCGAAAACGGCAGCATAGCCGCTGATGGTGCGGCTCTCCTTGCCGTCGCTGCCCTTCCGGACTTCGACCTGCCCCTGCAAAAATCTTACTTCTTTCTTACTCATAAAATCCGTAATTTGAGTTTCTACCCTATACACACCGAAAATGTTATTAACAAAGCGAAAAAATCGCTGTTATTTAGATGTAATCTAAATAAAATTTCGTATATTTGCATCGTAATCCGTAATTCTGTTTCCCATGAGCCGACAAAAGAAAACCTACCAGACATGTCTCGACCCGCACGACTCGATGATCATCGACGAGATTGCACGCCGTACGGGATGTTCCACATCGGCCGTGCTGCGTCACGCGGCGCGCTCTCTCGTCAGCCAGTATGACCAAGCACGCCGATGAAATCTTCCGACTCGTCGTGAGGCACTACAGAGAACTCGCCGGGCTGCGCGAGGCCGATGCCGACACCTTCCAGGACACCGTGCTCTGGATGGCCGAACACACACGCACGCTGCCGCGTAACTTCATCCGGGCATTCTGCATGCGCTTCAAGTTCCTGCGCATCGAGAACATCAGGCGGCACATCCCGCTCACCTACGACGTGGGCGACGACGCAGAGCCGTACGTCGAGAAGACATCCGACATCTCCGACACCGAACTCATCAACAACATACGAAATGCCATATCTGAAGAAGAGAAAGAAACCGAACCGGGAGTCTGAAGACCAGAAAAGGAAGGAAAGGCAGAAGGTCTACTCCACGAAGAAGTGGAAGCTCATGCGCCTGGCCTACATCGACCAGCACCCCACGTGCGAGATCTGTGCGCAGAAGGGCATCCTCACACCCGCGGTCGACGTCCACCACCGCGTCAGTTTCACCGACTTCGACGGCCTCAAGCGGCTCGAAATGGCCTACAACCCCGCAAACCTCATGGCGCTCTGCAAGGAGTGCCACACTAATATACATCTGCATGAAAAAAGAAGACGCTAAGCGGCAGTTCACGCCGCAGATCATGACGCTGGCATCGTGCCGGGCCGAGGTGATGGCCTACATCGCCGAGGTGAAGGCACACCTCGAGGACACGCACGCCATGTGCGCCCTCGACCCGATGCCCATCAGCATCCTGGGCGTACAGCTCAACACCTTCTGCGAGTGTGCGGCAGCGGTCAGCGCCGAGGGGCTCCTGGTGAAGGACGGGAAGGGCGGCCTGATGGCGAACCCGAAAATCGCCATCATGAACCAGGCTGAGACGATGGCGCTGAAAATCATGAAAGAGTACGGCCTGATGCCGAAGTCCAGGAAAGAACTGGGCAAGGCCGCGGAACCAAAGAAGGAGTCGCCGCTGTCGGCATTCCTGAAGAAATAGCAGGCAATGGGAAGGAGCAAGAAGCCATACGTCCGCTACGCACAGGATGTCGTCGAGGGCCGCATCGTCGCCGGGGAATACATCCGGAAGGCATGTCGGCGCTTCCTCGACGACATGAAGCGGCGTGACATTCAGCTGCGCTACAAGACGGTCGACCGCTGCATCGCCTTCATCTCGCTCCTCAGGCACACCACGGGCAAGTTCTCCGGCAAGCCGTTCATCCTGCAGCCGTGGCAGCAGTGGATTGTGGCGAATATCGTGGGCTGGTACGTCCGTGACACAGGCTGCCGACGCTTCACCCAGTCGTACATCGAAATGAGCCGTAAGCAGGGCAAGACTGCACTGGTGGCCGCCATAGCGCTCTACATGCTCATCGCCGACTATGAGGATGGTGCCGAAGTCGACCTCGCAGCCAACTCGAAGGAGCAGGCGAAAATCGCCTTCCGCATGGCAAAGAACTTCGCGAAGTCGCTCGATCCGGAGAAGAAGGAACTCCTCGCCTACCGCGACCAGATTCAGTTCGTACTCAACGACTCGGTGATGAACGTCTTCGCAGCTGACGACTCAACCCTCGACGGCTACAACGCCTCATTCGGCATCATCGACGAATACCACTCCGCGCCTGACTCATCGGTTCGTGACGTCATCAAGTCGTCCATGGGTATGCGCGAGAACCCACACCTCTGCACCATCACGACAGCGGGATTCGACAAAACGCTTCCTTGTTACGAGCTCCGCAACTATGGTATAGAGGTGGTCAGTGGTATCAAGCGCGACGAGGAGTTCTTCGTGGCCATCTATGAGATGGATGCCGACGACGACTGGCGCGACGAACGCAACTGGCTGAAGTGCGCACCGAACCTGGGCGTGACCGTCAGCCGGGAGTGGCTGCGCTCGGAAGTGAACACCGCCATCAACAACCCGCGCGAGGAAACGAACGTAAAGACAAAAAACCTGAACATCTGGTGCGACGTCGCCGAGGTGTGGATTCCTGAACAAAAGCTGGTGAGCATTTCGAGGGCCATCGACTGGAGCATCTTCAACCCTGACGAGGATCTGTGCTATGTCGGTGTCGACCTCTCGGCGGTCAGCGACCTCACGGCCGTGGCCTATCTCATCCGGCACGATGAGCGATACTATCTCTACCTCGACTACTACTGCCCTGAGGAGGCGCTTGAGACGAAAACGGACAAGGAGAAGTACCGGCTGTGGCGACAGACACGTGAGCTGCATGTCACGCCTGGCAACGTCACCGACTACGACTACATCACACAGGACATCATCCGGCATAACAAATACGTCACCATCGTGTCGGTGGGTTACGACAAATGGAACGCCACGCAGTGGGCCATCGACTGCACGTCGCTGGGCATGCCGCTCGAGGAGTACGGGCAGACGCTCGGCAACTTCAACCGACCCACGCGGGAGCTTGAACGCCTCATCCTGCTTGCGTCGCATCAGGTGAAGAACGGGCAGGAGCCGTCACTCGTCATCGATGCGAATGCCATCACGCTCTTCTGCTTCCGAAACGTAGAGCTGAAGTCCGACTGGAACGGAAACGTCAAGCCGAACAAGTCGGTCGACAAGAAGAAGATCGACGGCGTCATCGCCTGCATCGAGGCGCTCGGTGTGCTGCTGCTCAACCCGCACTATGCCGGAGAACTGCTCACGACGCTCTCTGAATAACACAATGCCGGCCACCTTCCCAGGCAGCCGGCATCGCTTTTAATGTCCAATTTAAAAATTAATTCTCTTAAACTAACTATGAAAAATCCTTGACCGGATAATGTGTCATTTCACGTGGAGCACCTGCCGACGGTTCCCTTTCGGGTTGAAGCTGATGTGCACCCATTTGTAGTCGTGCTCGTCTATCAGCTGATCATACGGTAGGTTCAGCTTCCTGGCGAGATCGAACAGCTTCTTGTGCTCGCTCCGGCTCTTTCCAGCCGACTGAATGTCGGCAGCCTGGCCGCTCAGATGCTGGCTCCTGGCAACACCGCCGACAGCCCTGTTCAGCTTTGCGCACCTGTAGCCGCTGCTCACGACAATGGGCTTCCCGTAGGCCTCCCTGAGAGGGTCCAGGACGTTCGCAACGAGGGCCGTCAGGTTGGCCTTCACCTTGCTGTCTGGTGTATTGTCTATCCCCTTCCTGATGGCTGTCGCGCTGTGCGTCAGCTCGTCCATGGTAAAGTACTTCATGCTTCTTCCTCCTCTCTGTGCAGCTCGACGGATGTCTCGCCGTGCTGGAATTTCAATTCGTAGCCGAGCTCAAGCGCGCGGAACCCGTAGAGCAATGTCGGGAAGGCTATCAGCTCGCCGACGGCGGTCAGCACGCTGCCGTCTATGACTCCCGTGGGAGGCACGAAGAAACCGCCGATGATGAGCGCAGTCGAAATAACAAAGCACAGCACGAAGGTCAACCGGCACAGGCAGCACTTCTCATTCTTGCTGACGCTCTTGAAATCTTTAATTCCACACATATTCTCTACCTCCTCTTCCTGACGTATGTATTATAGCGGATAGTGGTGTAGGGGCAGAAGGACACGGCCTTCACCTTGTAGCCCTTCGTGCCCCATTTCCAC